GAAGGCGGCACGGCTGCGCTGGCTCCCCTTGCAGTAACCACGGATAAAATTGCGGACGGCGCAGTGACGACGGATAAACTCGCAACATCTTCCGTCGCCACCGAAAAGCTACAAGACCTGTGTGTCACGACGCCCAAAATCGCGGATCAGGCTGTCGACACTACCAAGCTGAATACCGGAGGCTCCCCCGGGGGCAGCGTTGAGTAGGCATAAAAGAACAGGCACCCTATCGGCGCCTGTTCTTGTTTGGCGGGTCTATCCCTCGCCCAGCGATCCCGAACACCAGCATAATAATCCCGGCCACAAAGAAGAGTACGCACGCACTGCTCATGACTATGCTTTTATTTCAAGGTGGAACGCAGGCTCGCTCAGGTCATACGAAAACTTGGGGTTTTTGCCGGGAATAGATATGGGCGAAATCACTTTGACGACGCGCGGCTCGTCGAGTGCTGCGGCCAAGAACTCCGCGGGTTTCTCCATCGTCATACTCACGTCCAGCACATTCACCTTGCGATACTCCTCGGCGCTCACACAGTGCTTGGACACCCGTTCGCCCTTTTCGCTAAGCCGACTGATAAGTTTGGACATCTCGTCGATGGTCTCCTCTTTGTCCATGCCCTGATCCTGGCAGTCGTCGAACAGTGCGGTCACCTTTCTGCCGGGTTCCCGGTAGCGGATGCGCTTTCCGGCGACCAGGTTGTTGTACATGGCCATCGCCTGCCGATAAGGGTTGCGCCACGTGGAGGTGATGGTCACCTTCGGGTTGTCGCTCTTCTCGGCTATGGATTCGAGCAGGTCGATGACCGATGAAGCTACCATGTCCTTGCACTCTTTCAAGAGCGACGAGGAGAATACTACTCGTTTTGTTGTTCCCATGTTGTATCTGCTAATGATTTGATATTGAATGATATAAACTCGCACCCCTTGGGCACTATGTACTTGCGGATATGTGCTTTATAGATTAATTTGTCGTTGAATTGATATCTTTCTTGCAGCGCATCCTGGAACGGTTTTACCGCGTTGTCGTAGTCACACTGAGTATTGGAGAATCCGAACTCATACCACACCTCGAACGGAGGAGACGGTAATTCTATGTCCGGGAGCTTTAAGAGGCATTCTGCGCGGAAGGCATCGTGCTCGCTGGTTTTGAATCGGCGCCCTTTGTATGCCCTATTTACCGTCAGCGGCTTGACCTGTATTGACACTTTGCTGTTCATGGTATATGCAAATCTTTTCGGTGTTTATGTGCGTCACCATGCCTGTCTTGGGGCAAATATGGTGCATATTCTTTTCGGCCGACAGGTATTTGCAGGACTTGCATGTTACCTTCGGCCGATCTCTGAATCCTTCGGTCTTCGGTTTTGCTGGCTTTTTAGGCGCCCTCAGCTTCATTTCCTCCAAATATTAAACCCTCCGCGCACCTCTCCGTATGGGGCGTCATCGAAGGGGTTGTACCCGACGGTTCCCTCGATGCTGAACCGCCCCTTGTTGTATCGCACGCGCGCGCCCACAAACTGATTGTTCCACCCGGGGGCAACCTGCGCGGTCACGACTATCCCTCCTTCCCATGTAGGCGGCATTACCGTCGTGGTGTGATGGGTCTGTGTTATGATCTTGGTTGGCACGAACAGGTCTATACTTTCAAGCATGGGCTTATACCCGGACACCGTTGCGCGGTAGTTCTCGGTCTGAAATGTCTTTAGCTCGAACGGAAGCGTTACAGCCACTTTAACCGTGTCGCCGGGCAGATATACCATCACTGTGTCGATCCTCGAAATTTGATGAGTTTCTGTGATAATGACGGTATCTCTTATATACTCCCTTATGACTACCGTGTCTACGCGGCATTCGATCTCCGGTTTCGATGGGGTGCAACAAAGCCATGACCGCAGGCTATAAAGTGCGATCATGGCTATAATTGCCCCGATGATGGCCGACGTTAGCCTGTTCATCTCCTATGCGTCGATCTCTTTGTCGACGATGGTGCCGTACCACGAGTGTAAAAACCATCCCGATACTACCCCCGCGAGGAATCCGATGGTTCCAGCACTTCGAATGCTGCCCGGCAGGAAGTTGAACACAATGATGGCTACCACGGATACCGCGGCAGCTATCAACCATATTTTCAGTTTGTTGCCCATTTTATATAAAGTTAAAATTCAGGTATTCTCGGTATAGCGGGTGTCCAGTTGGATATGATTCCGTCGAAAAACAGAATCCAGTGCCGAATCTCGCTCGTGATATTCAGCACGTCGTTCTCGGTGGTAGGATCGAACACTTTTGCATCAACCCCTCCATGTGTCATTGCGACGATTTCGTTTAGGTCGTCCCGCATCTCGCGCGCGATGGTCAGAGCATCGGGGATCGTAAGCGCCTCCTCGATCTGAGACGAATCCACGAACTGCGTCATCGTATGCAGCGGAATGCCATCCAGCACGCGGATGGTCTCGGCCATCTTGTCGGCGCCCTTCCGGAGCGTGGCCGCAGTATCGTCCAGCAGCAGGTGCAGGGATCGGAAGGGCGTGCCGTACACCATCCAATGACGCCCTTTGGCGTTCGAGTAGGCTACTTCGAGGGTGGCCAACAGCTCATTCAGAATAGAAGTCTGATTTTTCATCTTTCTGTTTGTGTATTATGGGTTTTATGGCGTCCGGATTGTTTGCGATGAAAACGACCTGTTCGTTTAGCGCATACTCGTCCACCTTGTCGTAAAATTTGTATATTTGGTTCTTATGGTCAACACACTGGAAACGGAGGGCGTCGACATCGGCCACTTTGCCGGAACGCAGATACACCAAGTGTTTCATGGCTTTATGGTTCGTTATCGGGTTCAGGGTTTTGCCTGGCATCATCCTGCCATCTGTACGACGGCCGCAGCATTCTCCCATTTCCTATAAAGGTAGGTTTGCCTCGCTCCCCTACTTCCGGTTTGGGCTGGTAAAGATATACGGTATGCGTGTGCCCGAATTTGTCTATTTTTTTGAGCGGCGCGATGCAAAGTTTAACCTTGGCTCCCAACTCTCCGTTATTGCGAACAAACTCTTCTATCACGTCAACAGGTATCTTTTTCAGGTCTATTTCGGCATATAAGATTCCCGCCATGATTCAATCTCCAATTTCGCCTCGTGTTCAAACTTCGATATTATTTTGCTGTACGCCTTTATCTCCTTCATATCCTCAAACTTGCGGATATGGTAGTATGAATTCCGGCTCGTACAGTTCAGGTAGTTCGACAGCTTCACTCCGTTCATGAGCTTGTGGAAGTACATGATATGGATGAATACCGTTCGGGCGTCCGTGACCCTTTGGCGCCGACAGGGTGTCCGTATCTCCTCCAGCGATACGCCAAAGTGGCGTTCGAGCAGCATCCCTATTTTCGATAAAATAATTTCCATGCAGTAAATATAGTAAATTATTTTATCATACAAGCCCGCTCCGATCTATTTTTTCTTCTCCAGCTCTTCAAGGAGGGCACGCCCCATAACCATGTTGACCGGAAAGTCGATCCCGTATATGATTCGTCTCGTCACGGTCTTGCGCCCCTCGATGACCGCATCCGTCAGTCCGTAGCGGTCGTTAAACATTATCTTCTGCATTGTTATCCTTGTTTTATGTTGTTCAGTCTGTCGATCTCGACTTTTAAATTCATCTCTGCGCAGCGCACATCCCGCTGCAATTCCTCCAGCCGGGCTATCTGCTCCTCGTCAATCCGCGGGCATCCCCGCAGCCAGCTGTCGTAGTTCGGGGGTTCCAATTTGCCGTCACAAATACCTCCGATGCGCATACAGTAGTCGTAGTACCTGATGTATTCCTCCTCCGGAGCGTCCCGGTCGATGTCCGTCAGTATATCCGCCATACTCACGAATAGATCGCCGACTTCGGCAATTCCTCCGGGGCCGTCGCCGACCCACGCATCAGGCTCATAATCGTAGCCGTGCTTTTCGCAGAAAGCGGCCAGATAGGCGTTGCAGGCCGCGTTGTAATTCAGTCTCATTCTTCGCGTGTAAGTTTCATTGTGGATAATTTATTGATTCTGTCAATTTTAGTTACCAGTCGCCCCCATCATTGGGTATCCCGGTTATTATTACGACGCTGTTGTTGGGATTGACACCCAAAATCGAAGTTTCTTCCGGCTCTGGGTTCTGCGCTGTGTCACCATCCAGCATTACATGCAGAGTACCCGACGCGGAATAAAGCCACAGTCCCCTCCCTTCTTTCCTCCATTTTCTCGCAAGGCGCTCCAAGGCGGCAACGCACTTGCATTGCTCAGTAGTCAGCGCAACACCTGCCTGTGTATAGTACTGCTTAGGCATATGGGTTTTGTTTTAAATCGTAAAATTGAGGTGCGTTCTTATACATTACCTTCAACCCATACGGCAGATACCCCGCAATGTCGGTCAGTGTAAGTTCTCGTGTCATCGTATGATTTCAATTATTTTAAGTCGTTCATCAATCTCAGGTAACAGATAATCTATCGCATCACCATCAACCGTAATGTCGTAGTCCTCGGCCCCGTTCTCGACCGCCCAATCGTAAAGTTCTTTCGGTGTCATTGCCTTATTTTTTTGGTAAATTATTATATCCGTTGGAGAACATCCAAATTCCCGCAACAGTAAAAATAACGTGCAGCGCAAACATCCACCAATTCGCCACCGAGTAGTCTTGCATCGCTAAGTTTCCCGCAACAAAGGCGATCAACAGTCCGCCTATTGTGTCAAAGAATGCTTTTGTCATGGCTCGTCATCGTATTCGAATTCCTCAATCTTCACACTCCCCACATTGGGGTCATTCCGTAGCCGTTCGACAAGGCATCCTTTCGCATACATTACCGCATTAAATTTGTTGAATCCTATCCCTACGGAATCGTCCTTGTCGAACTCCTCTTTGGTGACGTTAATGGTTATCTGCGCCACTACTTTGATTCTATATCCTTTCATAGTTCTGTCTTATTCATGAATCTCCCGCCAGCCGATGATTTCGTGTTGGTAAAACGAGCCGTTGCCCGTGAACCAGTAGTTAAATTGCTTGTCGTAAGCCGCTATGTAATATATTCCCGGGGAAGTACATATTATCACGGGTGTATCGTTGTCCGGAATATCATTCGGGTCGTGCCAGCGCGTCAGCTCCTCGTACTTGGCTTTGCTCCCAGCGATATAGGCATCTATCATTCCGCGTCTGTTGTATGGGTGGGCGGCTGCCTCTGGAGAATCAACCCATTCTTCCGCTCTTTCCTCAATCGTTTTCATTCTCGTTCAGTTTTTGGATGAATTGCCGCAGTGCGACACAATTATCGGCTCCTATTCCACAGGTGCCTACAACAGTACAGCAACAATCGACACAATATGCCTCAATCGCTCTTTTCCGCATCCGCTCCTCGGCCTCCTGCTCGGCAAGCTCGATAGCCCGTTTTGCCTCTATTAGCTTAATATCGCATTCTCCCGGACAATCGGGATACATCATCGCTATCGGTGTTACCACTTTCAACAAATATTGTTTTGCTTTTTCGCTTTTCATGGTTAGGATGTTTTAGTGTAACGCCCACGTCTTGTGCATTGCAGCGATCAGGTCTATATACCCTTTGTATTCCTCCATCTGCTCGGTACTATAGCCTTCGGCCTCGCCAATTTTTCGGAAATGCTTCTGCCATTCGGAAATGGTGTAGCGTTTGCATCCTATTTGAATAACATCCTCACCCCAATAGGATACTGTATGACGAGATGCGCTTATAAATAGCGATTTCGGAACATCGCACCCGTCGCCCAGTTTGCACTCGTAGCCCAGTTTGCACCCGTTGCCCAGTTCGCACCCGTTGCCCAATTCGCACCTGTTGCCCAGTTCGCACCCGTTGCCCAGTTCGCACAAGTTGCCCAGTTTGATATTGCGCGCCTCAAATTCGGCGGCTAATTCAGAAAGTTCGTTGTACTGAAAGGGTGTCCAGTCTTTGCCTGAAACCCAGAGATAAAGTGTTTTCATGGTTAGTTATCTTTGTGCTTAAATTTTAAAACAGTTTATGGATTAAAATACAACCACCATTGACGGGAACGGAGCACTATTTTTTTGGTCCCCGAATTTTAGCCTCCCCTTTATAAATCTAATTTCCCGTGCTTTTCGGGAAGTGGTGACCGTCTATGTCAACCAAACCTATTCGCATAATCCGTATCTCAACATGTTTTCAAATATCCCCATCATCGGGGCCTTTACGATACTGTTTCCGGCCAGCTCCGGGAACACTGCATCGTGAGCCTTAATCGCCCATTTGTCAATCTCCGACCAGCCCACGCACTCGTAGTCCGCGCCGATGTCCCGAAGAGCCATCAACTGACTGTCATAGCCGGAAAAACTTGTGAATACTCGTAATTTCATAGTCATAATCCGTAATAACTCTGTCTTTTTATCGTTCGTTAAAGGTTAATTTTTCGCTTTTTTCTCTACCGAAATTAGACGTCCGGAGGCGTCGTAAACTCTCTTTTCCGTGTCGTTCTCTACCACGGTGTAAAGCAGAACGCCGTTTTTGTCCTTGACAATGTACCCGCTGGCCGTCTTGATTTTGACGTACACCACTTCCCCCTTGGAATCCTTTATCACCGTTTGATTTTGGCCATACGCGGGGGTCACAGCCATCAATGCGATGCAGATGATAACGAAAATGATTGCTGCCAAATAGGCGATGGTTGCTTTTGTCTCCTGTTTCATTTTTGTGATTTTTTTTGTTTGCTCCATAATTCCAGAATCTTCTTTTTTTGCTCCGGCGACATAGCCGCGAGCTGGGAATCCCTCACCTTTGCCTCGGCGTCTGCTGTCCGGCCGCATTCTGCGCACCGCTCGTCGAAGTATTCCGCGAACCACTGGTAGACTATCTGCCCGTCGATACGCCCGTATAATGCGCCGTATTGTCCTTTTTTGGCCCGCGTCATCACAAGTCGTACGTCTGCCAGGTTTAGCGCGTAGAAATCCTCCAGGATCATGGAACACGTCTCGATGATTTGAAACCTGTTCATCTTGGCGGATATGTTGAGAAACGATTGCAGATCGTCGATCCATAGCGCCATGCAGGATATAACGAGCTCGTCTCCGTGGATTCGCCGAAGCCCCGACAGGGATTCCATTCCCGACTGAGCGCATTTGATCGGCGTGGACATAGCCCTACACGTCCTCATTCCATCCACCGGGCTATACAGGGCGGCTGGCGCCGAGGATGCGCTCAAACACAGCCCGCTCTTCGTCCGAGAGACCTCCTGCCCCTGTTGTCTTTCCTTGCTTTTCATTTTTCCACACTCGATTTTGTTTCTGCGATATTGCGAACTCAAAAATGCGTTTCCAGTCTATCGTCTTTCCCCTTCCCTTTTTCTTGTGCAGCCATCCAGCCTCCGTCGCCCAATACTCCTTGCATGCCTTTTCGAGGGTGAGAGAGACGTCGACCCCTGGATTGAAGCGCTCCCTTTCCGCCATCCACTCCTTGTCCTGCGTCCATCTGCACCATGCTTCCCGGCATGATTGCAGGTAAACGTCGAAGCTATCGCGCCATGTCACCTCTTGGGCTGTCTCGATTTTTTCGCGCGCGCTTTTTTTGTTTTTACCAGCAATAGAAATATTCTCTGTTACTATCTCGGCATCTTCGAGTACGTTAGTACGAGAAGATATAATACTACCAGTATCAGTATCAGTATCAGTATCAGTATCAAGGTTCGTCTGGGTTCGTCTGGGTTCGTCTGGGTTTTGTTGGGTTTTTCTGGGTTTTTCTGGGTTCCCAAAATAACCCACTGGGTTTTTCTGGGTTTCTCTGGGTTTTTCTGGGTTTTTTATGGACTTAGGACGTCCGCCTTTTTTGCCGTTATTCCTATTCCTCTCAACCACAGCGTCGTACCTCTTGTTGTTTTCGTCTATGTATGGCTTGGTAAGGTCGAATATCATAGCCACCACTACCGAATCTCCGCTATACTCCTCTCCGTCGAATCCATATCGCATGATCGCATCCAGCACCTCCCCTTTTTCGGTCATCGAAAGACGGTTGGTCGCTGTAAGCAGACTTCGAGGTATTACCATGGATTCTCTCATATTCGTTGAAATAAAAAACCGCTCGTTCGATACCGGGGGGCAGCCCGGTATCTACTAAAGCGGTAAGTCACATTTTGCCCCTGCCCGAGCATTCACACCGCAAATATAAACAAACTTTTCCATTCTCCAAAAAAAAATCAGAACGGAGTGTCCGTCATTGCCTGCCTCATGATCTCCTCCATGTATGCCTTCCTCTTCGCTGCGCGGCTGTGTCTGTTTGCCGCCGCCCTCTGTCTTTTGGCTACACTCAGCGGGTTGGCCATGTTCTCCTTCATGTCCCGGCACCACCTCAGATTCGAGGCATTGTTGTTCTCGACGTTCGTATCAAGGTGATCCACGATTTTGTCCCCCCTCCCTTTTTGGGATAAAAGCCTCAGCTACAAGGCGATGAACAAAGTAGTTGTACCTCCCTAAACGGTTGAATAACCGCACCCTTACGTACCCGTCGGCATTGTAATCCACCTTCAACACATGGGGGTCTCCGCGCCGCGTAGACACCACCGTTCCGTCCTCTCCGATCCAATACCCCGGGAACTCGTCGATGGGCTTAAACTTCACCCCCCCCCTGTACTCCGGGAATCGTATGAAATCTGCATTCATTCATGTTGCCTATTTTTGGCGCCTTAGGGCGCATTTTACAATCTCTTCGAGGGTTGCATCCGGATCGGCATGCAAAGCCTCTGAAACGGCCTGTTTTGCCCTTTCTTTGGGGAAGCCCAAAGTGTTGAGAGCTCGTATCGCGTCCGTCTGCAATTCCTCGTTTACTTCTGGCGCTTCCGCTTCTGTCGGTTCCGAATCCTCAGCCTCGGATTCACCCCCGGCCTGCGGAGGCAGGCCGAGCGCATATCCTATAAAGTTCGACAACATCAGCAGCGGGAACAGGACAAGGCCAACGAGCCATTCCATCGCCGTGTTCATATCATCGTTCATGAGTTTTTGCGTCTTGCCGGGGCATAGGAGGATAGACTGTCGTATCTATGAAGTCCACGCCCCCGAATTTCACTGTTTTCACTCGCCCACTGGCAATGCGCATCTGCACACCCCGATAGGTGATTCCGCACCTGCGGGCGTATTCGGCTATTGTAACTACTGTCTCTTTCTGCTTCGGTTCCATCTTTTTCTGTTATTTTTCGGGTTCGTCAGTCACATCCATGGCCTCCTGCTCTTCGACAGCCGCAATATTGTCGTCCACTCCGTCGACATACTCGGGGGTTGCCTGCGACAGATCCATCGAGGAGGGGGTTGCCATGTCGTATTTTAGCGCTGTGATGAGTTTCGAGTTGGCCATTACATCCATGCTGCCCCATTTCATCAAGATGCGTTTAATGACCGTCTTTTCATACATGGCAGGCTTGTTTTTCTGCCACAAACCGCTTTTGTTGTAGTAGCTTTTGCTGTACTTCTTGCCGTGCTCCTCCAGCTCTTCGACCGTCATGTACAGGTAGTGATCGCCGCCGTTTATGTAGCGCAGATAGGCTACATATCCGATTAGTTTTGTGCGTTCGTGCGGCTCTTGGTTGTACTCCATATCACCCGTAAAAGGGTCGTGGTACTTTATGTCTCCCTCATACACCGGAGCAGCCATTAACCGCTGGATCATCCCGGTATTGTTGGCGAGTTGCACCAGTCCGTTTTTCATCGGCATGAACACCGCCTTTTTGGTGACTACCTGCTGCCCGTTCTTGTACGTGGTCTCAGTGAAGGGGACGATGGCGGCCTGCCCGAATGCCGGATCGAGGGACAGCCCCGTTGTTGCACAGGCCATACACGAGCGCATGATGGATTTGGGCGTGCACTCTCGCAGCATTTTGTTCTCGGGAGCCACCAGCAGGTTGCGGACGGCCTGCGTGAATATCGGAGCCCTGTCGCCGAGCACCGCATGCAGGCGTGCCTGCACCTCTCCTTTTTTGTCCTCCAGCAGGGCGATCATCTCCTGCAAATTCGGGGTTGTGGTCTTGGCCACCATCCCCTCGCGCATTGCGCGTTCGTTCTTGTCTGTTATGGTTGTCATATTCCTAAAAAAAGCTCTAAGGTTGATGTTTTGAAATCGTTTAGTACCTCGTCACCCTCCGCGTCGAACGTGTGGAACTCCCACCATATCCACACCAGTTTTTCCATCCGCGTTTCCTTTTCTCCCGATCCCAGTGTATCGGTGTGCCAATACACCATAACGGAGGGGGTGAAACGCCAGCCTTCGCCCGAGATGCTGTCGGAGAAGTATGTATTCCCGTTGATGGCGTCCGTGAGGCGGCTTGCTACCTCCTCGTATTCCCGTGCTGTTATTTCTCGCTTCGTCTTCATGTTATTTGAATAATAATTGCCGCGTCGTACTCTCCTTTACATACTTGGCGTATATGTCCGGATTGTCCGCCTTTAATGCCTTCGAATCCAGCCTGCGGCTTGTTACAGTCTTGAATGTAGCCAGCGGTCGCCCGTCGTAGGTTATGGTGTCGTACTGCATGAAATACGCCTTAACCCGCTCTTCTGCCTTGGTGATCTCCGCCTGCATGGCGGCTACCTTCGACCGCTGCGCCCGCACCCACGCGATAATATCCCGTATCTCCGCATCTGCTTCCCGCGGGGCGGCTTCCGACACAGGCCATGCCAGTATAACGTCCTGGCCTGTCTCCACCGGGGGTATTTCGTCGCCCAAAATGTACCTTTCGAACCAATCCCGGCAGTACTCCACGATATAGGCGAATTTGGATCGGTCGAAATCGAATAGCGCATACACGAGCCGCTTGCCTCCCTCCTCCGCGGCTATGTACGCCGCATCGCGCTCCATGATCCCCATTTGGTACATGATCTGCGTGTACCACAGCATCGGCACCGTCTCGGGCGTCAGTTCCGGCAGGTGCATTTTCGTGTCCTTGCACTCCAGGATATACCGGGTACTCCTGCCCGCGGCGAAAACCTCCCTGTCGGGCGCTGCCTGCATGTAGGACGGGTATTTGTCATTGCGGTACACCTCGATCTGCTCGGATCGTTTGACGATCTTTTCCCCGGTCACCTGCTCGAACATGCGGGCAATCGCGTCCTCCTTGAAGCGCCCGCGGATCATACTGTCGTTATCCTCTTCGGCCGCGGTCTCCAAGGTCTCCATTTTCTTTACGCGCCAGTACTGGTACGGCGTCATATAGGGATTAAGCCCCATAATCGTCCCAACGTCGGAACTTCCGATAACGGGGGTGTCGTTGCGCGCGTGCAACCACTCTTGTCGTGTTTTATAGGTCGTTCGTGTTATCATCTTGTATGGTCATATTTATCAATTGGTTAATTTTATCCTCCCATCTTCCCCTTATTATCCCGCGCCTGTTGAACCGAAGGGCATGGAATTTAAGACCAAGGGGGTACAAGTCCAGTATTTGACGGCGGGCACCCGAATAGATCAGCGCGCGTTTGGGTTTCAGTTCTCCCGGCTCCCACACACTCCCCCATGATTTTAAGCGCTGGTAAACCCGAATGCAATAGGGCGTTATGTTTCGCCAGCATATTACGCTGTCGTGTTGATCGGCATACCGTCTGAGTATTTGTACAAACTCGTCATTCCTTCGTTTCTGCAACTGCTGCTTCGTCTCCCGATCCGTCATCATAAGTGCCGCATTCTTTTTCGTTTAACGCGAGGTAGTCGTCCAGTTCTTTCCGCCAGTCGCCCACCAGTTGATGCACTTGCGACATGTCCCCCTCCTCTACTGCCGCGGCGATCTCGTCGAGAAAGTCGATATCCTTTCTTAGGCGTTCGTGCCCCTTCTTGCCGTAGTAGTTTGCAGAAATCAGTTTGAACCCGTCCGGGGTGGCCTTTGTCCCGTGCTTCAACTCCATGCAGAAGGTAGTCCCTTCATGCTTATAATATCGAGCCGTGAAATGTATGCCGGAACGAATTACCGATGAAGTCTGCGTGTAACCCGGCCCCGATCCCTTAAACCCGGGGCACACTTGGGCCATCGCTTCGTTGTATACCCTATAATTGGCTATCGCCAATTGCCGCGCCTGCTCATATCTTTCGGCGCGTCTTTGGTTGAACGCCCGCCAGGCTTCCACGTCCTCCGCCGTGGAATCCTTGGTAATGCATGCGGGCTCATCGGTGCAGACGTCCATATAGCCATTGCATTCGGGATACACGGGCAACATCTTCAGCAGTTTGAATTCCGTTACATTCCACCATCTCGCGCATGGATACAACAACATATAGCCCTCTCCGTCCTTGATCCCTATTTCTACCGACGAGACGACGGGTGATCCGTCGACGATCCCGTAGAGTGTGCACGGCGTGGCGCCCGATTTCTTTAGCACCTCCGCTGCGCGAGCTTCGATAGTGTCGCGCCTTTCTTTCAGTTCGGCGCTCAGTACATAACCCTGGCCTTCTTTGGCCGCTTCGATCCATTTCATTGTTTTTTGGTTTTTAAATATTCGACAAATTCGGCGTAGTGCCGTCTCTCTTCGATGCGGTTGTATTCCCTCTACCGCTCCAAATCTTCGGGGCTTGAATCCTTTGTGATAAGCTGCGGCATAATCTTTTCCCTCTCTTCGTATGGCATCAAACTAAATCCGGGGAAAGGTCGCAGGGGTTTATGTAACGAAATTTTATCGTTGTCCCCGTCGGTTGGGTATATAAACATATAATCCTTGCCGTCTTTGATGCCAAAATAAAGGGACGTTATCCTTTTGCATCCTGTTTCATCCGTGAAAAGCGCATACATGGCCGACGGCTTGGCTCCTGTTTTTTGCAATATCTTTGCAAGGTGTGACAATACGGTTTTCTCCAACAATTTGTATTCCACCGGAATGCCGTATTTTTTGGCTTGTTTGGGGGTCAGCCATTTGTATTTACCCTCTACTCCTTCTTTGTAAAGCGTTGCCATATTATTAGGTTTTTAGTACAAACTATTGTCTGCTCTTGAATTCACGAACCGGACGCACGGCGTCCGCGTTATACTTGCCAATGCTGCTTACGTAGCCCGTGTCGCCGTTGTATAAGAACGCGAGGTTGGGATTGCATTCCGGGTCGGGATCGGCTTCACTCGTCCAGCCGATAGTTGTTGCAGGCTCGCCGCCGATTTTCCTAAATGCTTCGTCGAGGCCACGGAACCGGGCGTCGTAAATTTCTATTGCTTCATGCCGGGTCGGGCAGCGGAAGCCCTTGCGGTATTCGGCGGCGGCTTTCTGTGCGCCCTCGAAATTGAATCTGCCCGGCAGGTTTTCTTTGGCGATTTCGAGCATACCGAAATCGGTTACCAATACCACGGTCTGCGCGGTTTCGGGGCAGGCACGTGTCATCCAATCGTCGAGGGTGAAAAGCCTGCGTGTGTCGTCGGGAATATAAATCCCGTTTTTGATGTTGTTTTTCATGGCGTATACTGTGTGTTAGAATGCGTTGTTCTGAAGGTGCAGGAGGACGACCGCCGCAAAGGCGGCCATTCCTGCCAGCACTACCGCCCACAGGGCGAGTAGCTGCCTTACTCGATCTTTATCCATATCCGCAAATCCTGTTCCTGTATTTGGATGGTTATCACGCCTTCCCTGAGGGTCGTACTTACGCCGATGCCTCGGCGTCCTGCGATCTCTTCGATAGCCTTCAAGGCCTCGTAGCTATACTTCACGTACGCCCCGATCTCCTGCGTCTCGCGGAAAATATGTATCGCGCTTATCGTGTCCTGGGGCATCTCCTGGGTAAGGGCGTACGCCCTTTCTGCCAGTTCGTTCATTGTTTTCATAAGTAATTGATTTTTAATTTGATATAATTGTTATGTCCGCTGTCATTCGTGGGCTTATGCCTTGCATACTGTCAGCGCCGTATCCCGAAGCAGTCGCCACGCCTGATTTAGCGCCCGCCCTTGTACCTGAATCCATGTTTCGATCCGGTTCGGCGGCAGAATCATTCCCGATCGGCTTATTTTACGCTTTATCTCCAAGGGACTGCACAAGCGTTTGGCTATGTCCGCGCTGCACACGAGTGAGCAACCTCCCTCGCTGTATGCCATCCAGTTCTCAGCACCCAGCAGCAAAGCAGTTTCGATAAATCGCGGCGTATAACCCCCTGTTTCCTTCGCGTAATCCAGCATTTTGGAGTAGTCGCCGAGGATGTCCAGCGCATACAGTTTTACACCATTGTCCCAAGCGGAACGGAACCGGGTATTCTCGATCTCTTCCCTGATGCGGGCTACTTGGGTGTCGGTAAGGGCAACGCCCGAGGTAGTGAAATTAACGTGTGTCATTGCTTTCGGGGTTTTTTGTGTTTATAAACTGCATTCGTGTATTTCCATCCCGCCGAGTGCTGAAACTTCGACGAGGTACCCGCTCTCCGTCCTGTGTACCGATTCTACCCGCAGCGTGCTTCGGAACAGGATCCAGCAGCATAAAGCCGTGAGTACCACCAGCGCGGCGGCCTTTATGGTATTGTTAGTGCTTTTCATGGTTCGAGTATATTATATTAAGTATGAATAATGCCCAATCTATCGAGCGGCGCGCCTCTTCTTCACTGATATAGTAGCAATTAAATTCGTCATAAAGGTTACCATTTTTTGCCCTTTCCCGAATTGTATTTCGTTCTTCTTCGCTGTTGCATAGTATTTCAACAGGTCGCGGCTCGTGGTAGTCTGAGAGCCGCACGCCGTATACCTGAACGGCATACAATGTAAGTTTATAATTCTGATTCATTATTTCCGGGATTATTATGCTGTATAATCGTGCGCGTATCCTATCAGCCTCCAGTTAGACCCATCGAACCAATAATTCACGGGCGGCCTCTTTTCTTGTTTTCATGGCTTTCGGGGTTTACAAATACAAGATATTAACATTCTATACGCCTGGAAATACGCGCGGGCCTGCACGTCCTGCCAGCCCTCCCTATCGTTGGGGGCTTTGTTGCCGTTGTCGGTGCGTTTTAACTCCGAGGGAGTGCAGATGTTTTTTGCTATATCCCCGTCGTAGATCAGCGCGCCCCCGCCATAACAATAGGCTCTCCAGTCGGCCGCACCGTTCAATAATGTTTTTTCGGTGAGTTCCGGAATTGGCTGGCCGTTGTTATCGCAATACTCGCAAATGTCTTCGTAGCTCCTCAGCAGATTGAGCGCAAAACCTTTCACGCCTCGATCCCAACACGACCGCGTTTTAACGGCTTCCAGGCGTTCCCGAATCTCGTTCACTCCGTTCTTCCAGTTGGTGGGGTTGTTTGATTGTCTCTTTCCCATGGCTTCAAATGTTGGTTTCATTAACTTCGAAGGGTGTAATGTCTGCTCCTTTCCCTTTCTCTATTACAAAGATAGTATAAGATTTTATATCACGCAAGCATTTCACAAACTTTCTTCATCGTTTGTTCTTATGCAAAACAAACACACCATAAGTTTTTACCATCCGAAAGCCTGCCAGGCTGAGACCTCCGCAACCCCCTTCACCCCGACCCAACGACCACGCACGCACGCACACGCACACACACAACGGGTTCCGATTACATTCACAAAAACTCGGGAGTTTGCTAGGAGTACACCCCCTTATATATTATTCTTATCATTCATATATATTAAGAACGTGTATAGTCGCAGGGAGGGGTATTTTGGGGGTGTTTGGATGGTGTGGTGAAATAGGATAGTTTTGGTCTGTTTGGCCGGGTGGGGAGGGGGAGCCGACAGGAGAGGAAAGAGGGAGCGGGGCGAGGGAGCGAGGACGGACGAGGGAGCAGGAGGTGGCCGGGGGATTGCCAGCCCGAAGGTGGGAGCGAAGGGGAAAGCGAGAGGACGGGGCGGGAAGTGGAGGCCGGGCGAAGCGGGAAGGCGCGCAGCCTGAGCGAGCGGAACAACGTGGAGCGAGCGAAGGAAGGAGACAGCCACCGGGAAGGGGTGCGGGTCTTTGGTCAACAGCCGCCCGGGGTCTGGAGCCTTTCTAACACTCGAGATATTCCCGCGTGGGGATGGATGGGGTACGGGTCTTTGGATTTTCGGGGGTATGTTTTGTGAGGATTTTTGGTTATTCAGGGGGGGGGCTGGGATTTGGACGGTAAAGATATTATTACTATATTTGTACAACAATCTTAAACAATCTGATTAATGGGCGTAAATAAATCAATCACCATCGAGGGGGCTACTTTCCAGTTCGAGGTGAAGTTGAAGGACGGGGTTATGCACGTTTCTCTCTACTCGGGCGAGGGCGAATCGGCTCATGCCATCATGACGGCCGATGAGAGCAAGGAGGTAGTCGAGGCGCTGGATATAGTTCGCGGGTGGGTGAAGCCGAGGGAAAACAGACCCTTTACGGAGCAGGAGCTTAAATTCTGAGGTTATGACCGGGATATTCGGATATTATCTTCGCGTCTACGTGACGGCGAATTTCGGCGAAAAATACGACGACGGGGTGAAGCTCATGCTGGATTCGGGGCTTCTGAACGAGACGGCGGCGCAGTGTGCCGTGATATGCTGCTACGTGGACAACTGGTGCAGGACGTATTCGGGGCCGCGGCAGGAGGCTTTCGCCGAAACGTTCGGCATTGCCGTATACACGGTACGGCACTACTATTACGACCTTAAAAAAAGGTACGATATCTTCAACAAAAACAACAAAGATTATGAAAAAACTGCTTCGCCGTCCCGCACTGACGGCTCTTTTCGGCCGGAACAAGAAGGTCGGGACAAAAACGACGGCCGAGATTAAAGCGTGGCTGGAGACGCACGGAATTGACCGATCTACGGCCGCGCACATTTCGGGGTTCCTGAAAGCGTACGACATCGACCTCGGTGCCATCCGCCTCTGCTCCTATGGCCTCACCTACTCCTTCGACGAGTTCCTGGAGTGGTTCAAAAACGACGATTCCTCGCTCGTGCCCGTCGAAAACAAGTTCGCGATATTCTGGAACTCCTCGCACGCCGAGGCCGTCATCGCCGTATTCACGAAATACACGGACGGCATGTGGCTGTCTTCCGACGGCATGAGTTACGACAACTGCTGCCGCTTCGTGTCTATGGCGCAGTATCGCATGATCCTCAACGTCCCCGACGACATGAACATCCCCCTGCCGCTCGGGTTCCTGGACGAGATTCGAACGAAAGAAACCGAAACCCCCGCCGAAGATGAAAAGTAGAACCTATTCCGTGGCTACGGGCTCCGAAGCCGTCATAACTCGTCGGGCGAAAGGCATGACGCAGGAAGAATACCGCGCCCTGCGGCGCGAGGCCGACCGAAAACTCAAATTCAGACTGCGCTACGGCACGATCATATACGTGGCCTCCGAGCTGTTCTCCGAGAACGGCATCGACATGATCCGGCGCTTCAAGCCCTATCGGCGCCCCTCAAAATCGGCCGCCGTGAAGCTCGAAGCACTGCGCAAGGAAAAAAAATATGCGCGCCCGCTTGGAATTGAAAAACTAATTCCCTATATTTGTTCCCGGAATGTTTCTGTGGCATTCCTGAATGTAAATAAACACCTCACTTCCTGGCTTATTTTTTCCTCCGTTCCCGCTCCAGGGGCGGAGGTTTTTTTTATTAATTTTTTCCATAATTCACGCCCTTCGTGGTAAATTCTTATATTTGGGCGTAAAAACCGAGCTCCATGGACGACAGGAAATCCGCAATAGACTTTTTAAAGACCGCGACAGCAGTGCCGCAGATGCCTGATGCGACGCCCGCGGAGTGGGAGTGGCCTATATCGGAGCAGGTGGAGAAGCAACTGAAAATGATGGGCGTCTACGACATAATGCGCGAGCAGATATACATCATTGGCACCTCCGCATCGAAGGCGAAGATCGAGATCGCCAAGTCGAAGATCGACGGCCTCACCAAGTCCATGAACCTCATAAAGGCCACCATGTCCGTACTGGAATCCTCCGGATCGGACGTGGACGAGAACCGCATATCGGAGATCGACATACGCATGCACTTCGATGAAGATGATGATAGCCAAGAGTAGAAAGGCCGGATGCCTCGACATGAACATACACCTCACGCGCAAGCAGAGGATCATGTGGAACCGCCTCAACGACGGCCAGTGGAAGGAAGTGCTCTTTTACGGCGCCTCGCGCTCGGGAAAGACTTTCGTCATTCTGTACTGGCTCATCGTGCAGTGCGTGGCGCACAAAGCCAACGGCCTCGTGCTCCGCAACCTCTTCACGTCGCTTCAAACCGGAATGCTCCAGCAGACCCTCCCCGCGGTGCTCAACGCGATAGCCAAGCACAACGGTTACGCCAAGTGGCAGGAGATAACCATGAAGGACGGGACACCGTTCGCAAAGTATAACGGCAAGGACAACTACCTCATGTTCTACAACGGCGCCTACATAAAATTCGGCTCCATACGCGGGTCGGCCAACGACGAGAGCCAGTTCGATAAGATTCTGTCGTCGGAATGGGGCCACATCTTCATCGACGAGGTGTCGGAGGTCGAGGAGAGGGCGGTAGACACCCTCCGCTCACGACTGGCGCAGAAACTACCTGTGCGCAACAAGCTTCTGTTCGCCCTCAACCCCACGCGAAAAACCGGATGGACATACGTCAGGTTTTTCAAGCACGAGACCCGCGAGGGACTGGCGATCCCCCCGGAGCAGACGTCGAAGTTCCTGGTCGTGAAGTTCTCACTCAACGACAACATGGAGAATGTCGCCGACGACTACCGCGAGACCCTGGAGGCCATGTCCACGCTCATGCGCAAGCGCTTCCTGGAGGGCGACTACTTCGACGAGAGCGAAGGGGAGATTTTCAAAAAAATATGCTGGAGCGACGTGAATCCCGATCTGCGCTTCCCGACGCCCGAGGAGTGGATAGACCTCATTATCTACACCGACCCGTCGGCCAAGGACAGCCGCAAGAGCGACTTCAAGGCGTCGCTGCTCATGGGCAAAGCCCGCGGCCGAATATGGCTCATCGACGTGCTGGCCGTGCAGGGCACCTCCCTGGAGATGATGAAAAACATTCGGCAGCTGTACCTCGAAAGCCCCAACCGCCTTATAACGCGCATCGTGATGGAAAAGAAGCAGATACCCCTGGACTTCAAGACCACATTCGACCAGTTCCAGGCAGACACGGGGTGGATATGCCCCCTGGAATGGGATACCCGGAATATGGGCGACAAGTTTACAGTCATCGAATCCATCCTCGATCCCCTCTTCACGTCTGACAGGTTCGTATTCAACGCCAAGCTCAAAGATACCAACCGCGGCGAGGAAGCCGTGAATCAGTTCCTGTTCTTTTCGCGCAAGGTCGATCCAAACCGCAAGGACGACATACCAGATGCGGCGGCCAAGGGCGTATCGCTCATGAACCGCGCGGGCGGAACCGTGGGCTCCGCGTACAAAAGCTCCGGCATCATAGTAAAAAAACCAAAACGTTTCATATCATGACCGAGAATGTGAAAATTTATACCATCGATGAGCTGAAAAATATGGGATGGGAGTTTCTAAGCACCAACACCTCAGTTCAAACTCATTTCGACGATCAATTCGCCGAATTATTATATTCAGAAAACATCCCGGACGATTTCCCCGACGTGGTGTCTTTTAAACAATTTGAGCCCTACTTTACGGGGCCCAAGGACGTCCCGTCGCTCAGTTATAATAATTTCAACGGTACGACGTTGTTATTCGACGTGGAAAAAGATCCTTCTATTCCCGGCAAGTATATGATAAATTCGAAAATGGGGCATTTTATTATCACTGGCCTTAGTTGCTCGGAAACAATGTCTCTGCTTTTTACGCTCTCCGTGTCTGTAAAAGGCGACACCCCCCTGCCGTTTAAAGTAAATTATCGCCGTTGGTCTAATGAGGCATGGATCGAGCGTTACTCAGGGTTAGCTTACAAGATGACCGGAGATATGCTGCCTAAATTGCAAATTCCTATTCTTCTTTCCGGACTGCATCCCGGATCGCCGTTCCATTTATCCATAGAACGAGATGTGTATAAACTTCCCATCGTTGAGGATAAAAACTTATACATCCACTATTTCGATCTCGCAGGAGATTTTGTGTCCAACAGCACGACGACAGCTAAAAAGACCTTCACAGACCCCAAAACCGGAGCAGTAAGGTCGTATTCCAATACTCCGGTGATGTGTATTTCGGAGGCTGAATCCCTCCAGTCGGCCGCAGAGTACGCCTCACTCATAGAATACGGGGAGCAGGTTATCGTGGCCGCGGAACCCGGTAAAATGTACTTCCCCGAGGTGGAGCTCTATCAGTGGATTTCACCCCAGCAGCTCGACCAGTTCAAGAAAATGTATCCCGATTGTGTGGAGATTTCTTACAACAGCGCTCTGGGGTATGTGTACAGTCAGATCGGGGAGCTGTACGACATAGCCTCGATACTGGCCGGAGACACCAACGACGGTACGTCGAAGATCATGCGGTGGATATTGACCGTCCTGACGGCCTACAATATCACGAGCCCCTCGGCACGGCACTCCGAGACCCTGCGCGACAACTACGAGATGGTCGTAAAGAAGGTCACGGAGATGAAAAACGGGGCTACGACGCTGCATGATGCCCCGATAAAGGAGACCCCGAATGCGTGGGGTACGGTAGTAAACGGATCGAAAAACAAAATGCGCGGATAAATGGCACAATTTCATACCCCGAGGCAGCAGCCTTACAACCCCTTCCGCCCTATTGGGGCGCCGAATGTAAAGTCGAGGTACATTCCCAACCAGTACTTCGTCGAGTTCACTCCGAGCTGGTGGCGAAATGCCATCGACAACGCGGTGAACTACTCCGACCTTACGATGGTGGACACCCTGTATTCGTGGTGCATTCAGTCATCGCCGTTCCTGGTGAGCCAGATGAACAAGCGCCTGAACCCCATCGAGAATGCCGTGTTCGCGTTCTACCGCGACGGCGAGATCGACGAGAACCTCACAGAGATGATAACCCGCACCCGGTGGTTCAATAAGATGAAGCGCGAATTCGTGCTCTCGAAATTCTACGGCGTGCGTATTGTCGGCATCGACGTCGAGAAAGACACCATCACCAGCTACCCGCTGCGAAACATAGACATGGTGAACAGGGCGATCCGGTCGCAGACCTACGCCATAGAATCCGTGGCCAACGTCGACGATTACGACAATATGTTCTACATGCAGCCCGACACCGACCAGGATTTCAAGATGGGAATGATGCAGCAGATTTCCCGCGCTATGATCGGCATTGTGGAGGCATACAACAACTGGTCGGTGACGAGCGCTACATACTCATATCCCCGCACCACCGTGGGCTTCATCGACGGGAACGCGCAGGCACAAGCGCTGGCCGAGAATATCGCCAACAACCTCGACCCGCTCGACACCCCCGTGCTTCCCTTCAAGCAGAACCTCGACAACAAGGAGAACGTCTACCAGGTGGAGGTCAAGCCCCTCCAAACCCAAATGTACCCCGATGCCTTCCGCGTGTTCAAGGAGTACATAGACAGCTACCGCGCGGAGATCATGCAGGAGGTGACGGGAGGTACCCTGCTCGGCGCCACGGAGAAAAATACCAACTCCGAGCAGCTCGCGCAGATACACATGTCGCTCTACGAGGCTCTGTGCAACGCCGACAAGCGCGACTTTGCGAACTTTTTCAACTACGAAGGTGCCATCCAGAAGATCGGCCGCCTGCTCGGCATAGATATGTTGGGCGTAAAGCTCATGGAGGTGCCCGATACCACCATCAGCGTGGATAAGTTCGAGCGTATAGGCCGTGTGCTGGCTTCGCAGGGCATGGCATACAGCCCTGAAGTCATGCGTAAGGTAGGCATGGAGCCCTCCGACATAAATACGTCCGTGCGCAACAACAACTGGACGGAGGTTAAATTGCAGGCCAAATCCATTATGGCGAAAATAAAGTCGGCACTCACGCCCTCCAAGAAAACAAACGACAATGGCAACGATAGCAGACCTGAGGAGAAAGATTAGTGCCGCCATCTACAACATCAATACCCAAATCCCGGCCAAGGTGGCCGACAGCATGGCCAGGGAAACGCGCCTCAACTTCGAGCGCGAGGAGTATGGCAACGACGGCACGCCCCGGAAATGGGCGGACAGATGGGGAAAGAACCTGAAAACAAAGAGGTTCGAAAACCTCGAATCATACCTCCGCTATCCGAAGCTGCGCCACAGAGGCCGTCTCGCCCGGAGCATCACACCCTTCTATGGGAGAGGTTTTGCCGGGCTGCGCGCCGCGGCGCCCTATGCGGAACTGCAAAACACGGGGAAGGGCGCCCGCACCGGAGGCAACCCTTTCCGCACGCGACCCTCGTCCTCGACGCCCGTGCGGCTCGGCACCAATCCCGTCGCCCGACCCTTTATGGGTGTTGGCCGAAGAACCGAACTCAATGCGCTCCGGCTATACTCCCGAGAGATCGCAAAACTGGTGTAGAAAAAATTTTATTTGCGAAATATTTTCCTTTGCACTACATTCGTAACGTCCTATACTGAAATTATGATCGGTGAAATTTGCAAAACAATAGTTACGGCACTGCGGGCTTCGGAGCTCGTGGACGAAAATAATGTCAGTATAGTCCTCGCAAATGACAACGGAGAGGGGACGGTGAACACCGACCTCCCGGCCATAGCCGTAAGCGTGAAGGGAACCGAGCGTGACACCGGGGAGTTCATCGGAGGAATGATCTACAACCAGTACATCGTGCAGTTGTCGGTGATAACGCCGTTCGACAATCAGGCTGCGTCGCCAGACGATGACCACCAGTACGATCAGATGAACCTTGCATACAAGGTCATGCTCTATATGGCCGCGTGTTCGCGGGGAGTGATAAAGAACTCGGAGGGCGAATGGGTGCCGCTGGACTTTTTTACCGAGCTGAGGCAGAAATACGGCTTTACGCTCCTTTACAAGGAAACCGAGACCTATCAAACGATAGCTATGGAGCGCGATATGGCAAATCTCCCCGTGCATAACACGCGGCTCATATACATGGCTAACTTCGTCGACAACAGCACCTACGAACAGGATTCGTTCCTATGTGATGCGATAGAGATGAAGTGTCTGTGCGATACAGTAAGGAGCACTAATTCATAAATCTGACATGGCAAAAGCGACATATCAAATACTCTCGAACGAGGCGCTCAACAGTAAGGGTTTCGTGGTGCTCAACTCCAGCATCGACTGGAGCAGGTACCTCAAAAATCCGATCCTGCTGCGCAACAAAGATACGGGAGAACATTTCGGCCAGCCCATCGGGCGCGTCGAAGATATTCATTTGGAAAACGGCAGGTGGATCGGAAAGCTGGTGTTCGGCTCCTCCGAACTCGCACAGGCCGCAAAAAGAGATTACGAAGCCGGAATACTCAACGGAGTATCTATATTCGGTAGGGCGCGGATCGTCGAGCGCAATGGCAGGAAATACACTACATTTTTCGAGGTGTGGGAGATTTCCCTTGTCAACATACCGTCCAATCCCGATGCAGTGGCGATACGGGGAGAGGATAACGTTGGGTTGTCGGCAGTATCATTCGTGCCGGACAGCATAGAGATCGAACAGATCGAGAGCCTGTCGGCATACCAAACAGACATCATAAACCAATTTGAGAACAAGATGAAAAACGAGGAAGAGAAAAAAGTCCCCGAAACCGGGACGGAGCAGGCTTTCGACGACCGCGTGTCGCTGAGCGCCATGTCTAAATTCCTGGAACTTATCGGACTGGCACCCCGAAAGAGGCTTCTCCGCGCGGATGAAATAGACCGCGGCGCCAACCAGGACGACGCGGATGCCGGGCAGGATCAGCGTGATGCCCGCGAGAATCGCCGTGCTGCGCGCTATGAACGCGAAAAGGGCGATGATGCCGAAGCAAAACAGCGCGAAAAGGACGCCGAGCGCGACGACAAGATGGCCGAAAAGGACAAGAAGGAGGCCGACAAAGACCGCCGCGAAGCCCGCGAAGAGAGGGCAAGCGCCCTGGCCGCAGCCACAGACGCGGCCCTAGCCGACGCCAAGAAAACCAAAGCCGAGGCAGCCAAACCCACGGCGCTCTCCGCTGCGGAGGATGCGCGAGTATTCAACGACAAAACAATCACAAAAACCAAAACAATGGTAAAACCCTTTTTCAAGTACATCAACGACCCTGAAAATCTGCCGAAGATTCAGGCAATCATGGGTCTGTCCGCCTCCTCGGGCACTGCCGACGGCGTTGCCGAGGTGAGCTTGTCGGCCGCACAGGACGCCGACGTTCGAGAATCAATTCAGGAGTTGTCCGCATCCATGCTCTGTGACCCCTATTTCATGGCCACCGTGCAGAACATGACCTTCCAGGTCAACGACGGACGCCGTGAGAGTGTCGTCGATACGATCCAGGGTCTCGCCTCGGGCGAAAAGTCGGGTCAGTTCGTGCAGAATGCCGACCTGGCAAAGATTTCGTGGCTCTCGCTGTTCGTTCGCCAGCTCTTTCCGCCTAACACGTGGGCTGACCGTGTACGCCGCCTGTCGGTGCGCGACAAGGAAGGCATCATCTGGGTGGAGAGCGCCGTCAACCCGGACATCTATTTCGGAGATCGCGCGCCGCTGAATGCGCCCAACTACCTCTACGACGACCTGCCGCGGGGACTGGAGCGCAAAGTGTTCTCCATGCAGCCTATTGTATGGCAGCCCGCGAACTCCGACGTCCTGGCCTACAACGACCGCGCAACGGGTCAGCTGGATGCCATGGCCAAAATGTCCATGTGCATCCACAACTACTGGCTCCAGACCATCGCCGAGGCAGTTCCCGCAGCTAATCACCTTACAATGTCCGGCGCCGAATTCGATTCGGCAAATCGCTTCCCGATCAACTCGGCCGCCACTGGCAAGCTGCTCGGCATGACCCTCAATGACCTGCTCGCCGCACAGGGCCGCTTCATCGCCCGCAACCTCAACTTCCGCCGCGGGAACGGTGTGGCTGTGTTCGCAGAGCCCTACTACACGTCGCTGGTGCAGACCGACAAGGTTCAGAGCATTCTGACGCAGCAGTTGTCGAACGCCCGTCCCGAAGGCTTCACTTACTCGGGATTCGACGTCATGGCGCGCTCGGTCATCGCTGCATACAACACTGCGTCGTCTACGGTCGTGGATGCGGAGACTTATTTCGACAAGCCCGTTACCTTCGAAACCGGAGCTATCGACGCCAGTCATGTGAAACCCGTGCTGGCCGCGACGGTTTACGACATCGGCCTCGGCTTTATCCCCGAGGAGGTCGTTGTGGCAATCGGCAACACGAACATCCATATGGTGTCCGATCCGAACAACTACGGTTGGAAAGTGTCGATGGATATTTCGACGGGTGCCGGAACTCTCCGAAGCAGCGCGACAGGCATCGTTCTGTATCGCCCGACGGTATCCGCCGGAGCGTAACTCAACACACACAGGAAAAACCAGCCCGGCATGTTGTCGGGCTGGTATTCCAAAAAAAAATCAATATCAACAATTTAATTCCCCCCCCTTTAAATTATGATTCAGATCGCAACATTCACCCGCAAGTTTTTCATCGAGCTCGTAAAGCAGCTCCAAATCTACGGCACCCTGTACGTCACTGAGGACGGCAACATCTACGTCAACGAATCGCAGGCGCAGACACGCTGCCAGGCCCGCGAGAAGCTGGCACACCTGAACGGAGAACTCGTCCAGGAGCTCCGCTATGCCCGCGTCGACAAATCCAATCCGCCCAAGGACACCGCGGAGTTCGAGGAGATGCTCGAGAACCAGTTCCGGGCACGCCGTCAGGCAGCCAAGAACTCCCTGGCAGAGGCCGAGAAGGAACGCAACAAGCCCGTCATGTCCGATGCCGAGGCAGAAGCCCTGCTCGAAGGCAAGACCCCCGCTCCTGAGAAACAGGAGGAGGAAGCCGCAACAGAGGCGCTGATCGAAGGCGTGGAGTATGCCAAGGTTCGGGATGCCATCCGGGCAACCGTGAACCCGAAGCTGCACCACAGCGCCGGGTACTCCAAGACCCTGGAGGCGTACAACGCCCTTTCCGACGAGCAGAAGGCCGCAGTCGGTGCAGAACTCGCAAAATAACAAAACCTACGCAAATATGGCAGTAGTAGATATTTATACAACTTTAGGCGACACCAGGCTGGGCAACACCACACCCAGCGATGGTATTGGCATGATCGTCGCCCCGGCAATGGCCTCCTCGGGAATCGGAAGTGCGAAATTCGCGCTCGATACCGCCTACCTCATTACCTCCGTTGCCGACCTTACGGCGATGGGTGTGACCTCGAGAACCGGAGCCATGCTCCTGTTCCAGGTGGAGGAGTATTACGCCAAGGCAGGTAGCGGCTCTCGCGTGTGGGTCGTGGGGTATGCTCAGGCCGAATACGAGACATTTATTTCGGCCAAGCTGGAATCCATCATCAGCGGTACCACGGCGTCGAACTTCGACCTGCGTCCGCGCATGATATCCTTCGCATCGCCGCTTCCCACGTCCCAGGATTTCTCAGGGACGACCGAGGGGAAACTCCCGGCTACCCACAAGACCCTCATTGGCAACCTGCAAACCGTACTCAACAACCTGTTCCAGCAGTCGATCCGCATGGTCGGCATCTTCGACGGCGTTGTTTGCGTTCCGACAGGCAAGACTATCCTCACCACCGACCTGAGTAAGCTGGAGAATCTCGGAGGGCTCAACGCACCCCGTGTGGCCTATCAGGTTACAACTTCGACGCCCGGCATGTCGGCATCCGTAGGCCGAACTCT